TTAATGCACGTACTTGAGAACGTGATAGTTTATGACGCTCTACAACATACTCCGCCTCATCCATGTTTGCAGCATCAGGGTCAGGGTAGAAATTCCAAATAGATACGTGGCTAGTAGAAGGAACAGTTTTAATTGTAGGTTCGTATTCACCTTCATCATTCCAACTAGGGTACTCTTTGTTTACAGCAAATGGGCCTTTCATAATACCAGTACCAAAAAGTGCCAACTCAAAAGAACTGAGGCGTAACTGTTTGTTTGCACCTGACTCTTCTAATTGATCGTGTATCTTTTTCTGCATTTTCTTAGCTGCAACTAATGCAGGGCTAAAGTTAACACTACTAGGTAATGTACCTACACCTTCTATTAGTTTGTCTTCTACAGGCTTTAGTTTATTAGCCATACCACCAAGACGGTTCTTTATACTGTTTATAGTGTCTCCCGGTTCTAGTGTAGTTTCAGGTCCAAAGATAGGCATAGGAGAAAAAGTTTCTTTTAACTCTTCTGCACCTTGCTCTGCTTGTGGGTTTGCGTCAAAGTGTACTGTCTCTGCTACACCTTCAGGAAGAGTAGTAGGGTCAATAGCAAGAGGGAACTTCTGACTGCCAAAAAGAACTTCTACAATCTGCCCATAGGCAGCTAGAGTTTTAGTTTTAGTAACCTTAACAAAAACCCTTGACTTTTCAGCTTCCGTAAATTGTATTTCACTATTGTATATACCTCTGTAGTTACGGTAAGCACTCATCCAACGTTGTTCATCAACAAATCTTGCGTCTTCTGCTTTCTTGAACTTTCCCATAACTAAGTCAATAATATGACCTGCCTTAGGATCAGTCATGCCTTCAGTAGTAACGTCTTCTATGTGTGCTGATTCAGCAGACTCTAAGTTTGCCTCAAAGTCAGTTGTAAAATCTTCAGGGTCCATACTTAATATCCAAATGTAGGATCAGCAGCTTGAAAACCGCTTCTCTGTGTTGCAGGGTCAAAGTCCCATATGGAGCTTCGTGGTCTAGTCATTATACCATATCTTATTGCGTCATACAAGTGGTCTTCTGCGTTTGTATCGACATCTTCTGGGTTGCGTTTATCTAAAGGTAGACTTGGTATCTGTGCTATGCTATTGATGCAGGTGGAGAAGAAAACGAGTTGGGGTTCCTCAGTAAACTCATCCACCTGCAAACGGCGGTGTATCTCATTTTTACCTGAAACCCTAGAGCCTTTGGAGCGATCCGAAGGTCTCCAGCGACAGCCCTTCATAATCATTTGCTCTGCTAAGCTAGGGCCAGTATCGCCTCTTTTATGCCAGAGGGATGAGTCCAACACGCCGTATCTTATTGTACCATCCCCTGACTCTGCTTCTAGTATCATATCAGCTAAATCAGTAGCTGTTACCTTTGTTACGTACATCTCTCTGTATACTATTAGTTGCTCTGAAGGAGATACAGCAAACCATACAACACCTGTCCAACTACCGTAACCATAATCGCAAGCTCTGAACTTCGTCCAACCATTAGGAACGTCAAAGGGTTCGACAACATGAATTTTTCTATTGAACTCTGGAAAGGCTGCGCCTTCATTAACATCCCAATTTCCTTCTAGTAGTTGTTTGCGTTGGTGTTCAGGCAAAGACAAAAGCATAGTTTCGTAGTCACCACTGTCTGACAGATAAGGATTATCAAACAAACTTGCAGGTATAAACCTACGCTTAAACAAAGGTTGTCCTGATTTAGTATGTCCTTTAGGGTACTCTAGTCTGTCTCCTGTCTCAATATTAGTAGCCCAAAAAGCTTTGTTATGCTCTGAAGGATCAATAAACATTTTTTTAACCCATTGGTGTCCTATAGAACCGGGGTTAGTTGTTGCCCTCATGTACAAACCTAGTTCAGGTGCTGCACTACGTAATCTTGAGCGCATGTAGTCCCACGCAAAGGGTGTAGACCACTGAGTAAGTTCGTCAAAGGCTATGTAGTTAAACGCCTGTCCTTGGTAGCGCATTACGTCTTGGTCTTTGTCTAGGTAACTCATCCAGATACGCCCACCTCTAGGCGTTACCCATTGAGACTTTCTCTCTGACCATTTAATACCCGGTATTGCTTTAGGGTACAACTCTTGGCTTTTCTGTATAAGCTCTCTTAGTTCCTCTGTCGTGTGGCGTACAAGTAAGCCACTAAAATCTTTATGGTTTAAACTTCTCAAAGGGTCAGCTAGTGTAGCGTAGCTCTTTCCACCCCCTGCTGCTCCACCATATAGTACTTCTCTCTCACTAGATGCTAGATACTGTGTTTGTGGCCCCGGATTAGGTTTAAAAACGATGTTTTGTGCTTCAGTTACGTCAAATGGTGCGGCAATAGGTGTGGCTGGTACTTTGTTTGTTTCACGTGAAACATCCTTAGTTTGCTTGGGTGTAGTAGCCAACTCTTTCTTTTTCGAGCTTTTCGTATTGCGAGATGGCTTTTTCGAGCCTTTTGGCAAGCTCACGTTTAATTCTAACAGTTGTTTTACGTTTTCGCTCAATGTCTACTCTTTTCTTTAAACCCATGTGAGATATACTTCTACCTGACTGCGTAGTTAGCCAAGCAGAAACTTCTCTGTAACTATACTGCTTTAAATGTTTCTTTGCAAGCTCTAATAGTTCTAATTCTTTTTCTATTGGGTTTAACCATTTTTCGTTATCAGGGTCTACTTGATACCCCCAAGGTACAGGTTTTACAAGCCTTGGTATCCTTTCCCAGTTCTTCATTTTGTCAGGCTTTGGTAACATCCAAAAACCTAAGTCGTTATTAGCAAAAAAAGTATTCATAGCTATTAATTACACGTACAGTTACCGTCTTCACATTTTTTGCACTTCTCTTTAGGTGGTAAAATAAATAAACCTCCTGAAGCTTCTACTGCAACCTTCTCAGTCTTAACTACGCCAGCACGATCTAGTATCTGACCTGCAGCTACCATCTTCTCTTTGATGCCTAACTGCGTAGGATCAGACAAAGCACTACCGTAAGCAACAGCAGCTTGAGGACCAAGCCTAGACATGTAAGACTTTGTAGCCTCAAAGATCTCATCTTTAAGCCCCTCTACAATTAAACGAGTAGCAGTGCTATCAGAATAACCTGCCATCTTCTTGGCTGTTATTACATCCCCTCCTGCTTCATCAAACAAGACTTGCATAAAGAGTTGTTGCTTCTCATTTAAGTTTTTACTCACGTTATTCTCCTGTGCGCTTTAGTAGCCTTAGAAGCTTTTTTAGGCTGTTTAGAAAACTGCTTACCTTTTGCTGTGTCTGCTTTCTTTTTTGCTGTAGAAGCGTTATAAGTTTTTGCATCCATAGCTTTAATAGCAGAAGCTGGAAGATAACGTTCTCCAGTTGCTTTCGCACCTTGCGTTGAAGGTTTTCCACTTTTAGTTCTCCATTTTTGTTTTGTCCAAGACTTAAGACTTTTTTGTGGTTTTTTTAGCGCCATCAACTTTAGCCTTTGCTGTTTTGCTTAAATCTTTATAGTGAAATAACTTTACACTTGTTTTACCGTGAGACTTACCTGTATGTAAGGAACCATCAGGCATCTTGTGAGTGCTGCCCTTATGCTCAGTACCGTCCTTCTTATAATGCTTTACACCCTTCATGATGTATAACCTCCACCTTTAGCTTTGTATTGCTTAGCCACCATCTGGGCTTTCCTTGCGCTCCACTGTCCGGGGCTTCCACCTTTGCCGCCAGCCTTAACGGATGAGACAAGAGACTTACGCATAGTAGGCTTAGTATAATTACCTGCCGCATTAACGCCAGACTTTTTCTTGGTTGTAGAACCTGTCTTTGATTTCACCACGTGTAATTCCTATGTCTTTGAGCATAGCGTCTGACATATTATGTAACTGCCAGTATTCTACTCTACGCATTTGATTGTGTTGTATTCTGCTAAGTAAACGTTTAAACATGGTATATCTCCTCTGTGTTACCAAAGACAGTTATACCATGTTTTTCTTTAAAGAACTACATACAAGACTGCAATCCCGTTATGCACAAAGGCTACTTCTTCTTAGCTGCTGGCTTCTTCTTAGCCATACCGCCATACATGTAGCCGCTTTTCTTAGACATTCCACCTGCCATCATTTTGGCTGCTGGCTTCTTCTTAGTCATACCACCAGCCATCATTTTGGCTGCTGGCTTCTTCTTAGCCATTCCACCTACGTTCATTTTGCCAACACCGTCAGCAGCATAAGCTGGAACTTTTTTACCATTCTTCATTACCATAGGCATTCCACCTGCAGCATATCCTGTTTTCTTTTTCATCATTCCACCTTTGTTTTTTCTGACACCCATTCTAGGCATCTTTAAGTTTAGTCCTGTACCACGACCTCCGGGACCTGCTAGATTGATAGGATCAATACCCGATCTTTTTTTAGGTTTCTTTGAAGCCATAGGTTTTTTACGAGCAGCATTTGGGCCAGTATCTTTACGTGCTTGTATTTCTAATCGAATTGCTTTATTTGCTGCATCTACTTCTCTTTTCTCTGCAACGGTCATAGAGCCGTATCCGCCGCCAGCAAGGTCTTTTAAATCTTCTGCATACACAGCAGCCATTACTACACCTTTTTTATTTGTATAGTACAGACTTCC